TGGCTATTTACCCTTGATTCAAAAGATGCAGGAGGAAGCACAATTGCAAAGAAGGTAAATTACTTCCCTTACTTCACCAGGGACCTCATACCTTTCAGCACATACGGTATGATTGTACATAGCTGGAATATGGGTCACCCTCAACAGACCTATGTACCTGACACTTATACAACAGATGGTGATTCAATCTATGACGTAACCTGGAAGGAATACATCACAGATATGTATGATGTTGATACAAGGAAACTTACCTGTTACGTTAAGGGAGAGATGGATGATAAACCGTGGCCTTACTGGTTCCGTAGGTTCTATTGGTTTGAGAACAGTCTGTGGAGGCTTAACGAGATAAAAGACCTTAACCCAGGTGACTTTGAAACCACACAGATGGAGTTTATCAAGGTCCAGGACGTTAGCAACTACAAGCTTGATAAAATCATATACCAGGGAGAAAGCTCAATCGTCCTCAACCAGAATACGGTTCCTTGTACGGGAGGAACAATCACAGGTACGGTTTATATGCAGTCCTTCGGTGGATGGTTCGCTTCTGATGTTATTGGTGGAGTGGACAGGGACGGTAACCACTACTACCTTGAAACTTCGGAAGTTATGAGCCCGACAACCGGCAGGGGTGAGTCAGCTACAACCATCACAATAAACATTCCTGAAAACACCGGAGATACGCCCATAACCTGGGAACTTATGGCCCAGGACGACCTTGACAAGTGGTTTGGTACAACCTTTACCCAGGATACCTGCAATACTGCTTCAACGCTGACGCTGACACCTACTGCACAAACTGTCAATTCGCCTGCTTCATTTGTAACGCTTACGCTGACAGAGCAAAGGGTGACCGGAACTACCGTTGCATCAAATGTTGAGTGGGCTACCGTGTCAAGGAACGGTACTGCTGTAACTGTCACCTACACTAAAAATAGCGGCACTACACCGAGAACCGCAACTATCACGGCAACCGGTCAAGGCGCAGAAGGTACTATGACAGCGACAGCAACCATCACACAGAATGCACAAGGCAGTATCACAGTATCACCTAACAACATAATAATTAACTGGAACGAACAGGGCCCTAAGACGTTCAACATCTCAACCGTTGACAGCTGGACAAGTGAAATAAATGATAACTAACAAGATATAATGGCAAGCACCTATTTTTACTATACACCAACAACCGGCACGGGAAACGCACAGGTGACAGTTTCAGCGGCATCAGTCAATAGCACGACCACCGATAAATCAGCGACCATCAGCATCGCCAACGGAGTGTCAACGGCTACCGTTAATGTGATACAATACTACAAGCCGTACAAAATGCAGGGCCCGACATCTATTCCTGCAACCGGCGGTAGCATCACACTTACGGCTATGAGTCACTATGACATCGTGTTCAGGTCTGTACCGCTCTGGCTCACAATCTGGTCCGGCAATACCCAGATACAGGAAGGAGAAAGGATAAGTCTGGCACCGAATACGTCTGGAGTATTTACACTCTCAGCAGGCACCAACGATGGAGACGAGAGGTCATCACAATACGAGGGTATGAACATGAGTCACTACATCGGCGACACACTCAATACCCTTGGTGCTCCTATTATTGAATGCACGCAAGCTGCATATGTTCCTCCTACACCTACCGTACAAACAAAAACCGTAGATGTTGCAACAACGCTGAACCATCTTGATGAGGGTTATGTCACATTTGACCTTAGCGCAAGTAGTTACAACTCATACGTTACCCACACAGCATTTACTTTGGATACGTCAATTACTAGGAACAATAGCGGACTGGAAATCAAATATTTGAGTGATGGCTCAAGTACAGTAGAGTTTAAGCTTGAAATGTGGTATGTGGATGGTCAGGGAATGGGCCAGACACGGGATTTCAACGTTACGGTAGGGTATGGTTCTCAAACACAGTCTGATAATGTAACAGCCGGAGAAAAGGCAGTCTTTACATTTACTTATGACAGCAGCAATTCAGCAACGATAACGATATACCCCGCTGACTAAAAAAAATATTAAAAAGAAACCTGATTTTAAATGGCAGACATAAATGAAATACTTGGTAGAAACATAAGCTCCGTCAAGGAACTGAAAGGTGCAATAAACGACCTTAAAAACAGTTTAATTGGCGTTGATACCGAATCAGAGCAGTTTAAGACCACATCAGCACAACTGGCGGCGGCGCAAGCTGAACTCAACAAGGTCACAAAGGCCGGAACAGAGGACAACAACGCAGCTACTGACAGTATTGTTGGTATGCAGAAGGAGTACAAAAAACTCTATGATGCCTACAAGATGCTTACCGAGGAACAGCGCAACTCTGACTTCGGTAAGAATATGGCTGCATCCCTGGAAGAGTTGTCAAAGAAGCTTAACGGCACCAAAAAAGACGTAGGAAACTTCAAGGACAATATCGGAAGATACGCTGAGAGTGCTTCGGAAGCTTTCAACGGTATGGGTGTATCCATCGGCGGGCTTCAAACACCGCTTAAACTGGCTACCGGAGGTGCAAATACCTTTGGTACGGCCTTGAAGTCCCTTGCTGCAAACCCTATCGTATTGGTAATCACAGCATTAGTAGCTATTCTTGCCAAGGCAGCAGAGGCAATTAAGAAGAATGAGGAGCTTACAAACAGGCTGCAAGTGGCCATGTCCGCTCTCAAACCGATAACCGACGCTCTTGCAAATGTCTTTGATTTCCTTGCAAATATGATTGTCAAGGCAATTGAGGGTATGTCAAAGGCCGTTGAGTGGATATCCAGGATAAACCCGAAGTGGAACGCTGCTGTAAAGAGCCATCAGGAGCTTGCAAAGGCCACAAATGAGCTGACAAAGGCCCAGAGGGAAAACTCCGTTGTAGCGTCACAGAAGGGTGCAGAGATTGAAAGACTGAGGGAAGAGGCGTCTGCAACCGATGATGTTATTGAAAAGAAGAAATTGCTTGAAGAGGCAAAGAAGCTGCAGCAGGAAGTGGACCAGAGAGAGATTGAACTGGCCCAGGAAGAGCTTCGCATAATGGAAGCGTACGCCGACAAGACCGCAAATAGTGCAGAGGACAACGAAAAGCTTGCAGCAGCCCAGAAGAAGGTCAACGACGCTATTGCAAAGGGTGAGCAGAATATGCGTATGTACAACAAGCAGCTCAATTCGGTTGATAGCTCTGTAAAGAAAACTACCACCTCAACAAAGAGTTATCAGGATGAGGCGAAGAAGCTCTATGACCAGCTCCAAGAAAACAACAAGGCCGAAATTACAAAGATTACAGAGAAGTACGAGAAGGAAAAGAAGCTGCTCCAAAAATATCACCTTGATACAAAGCTCCTTACAGAAAAGTACTACAAAGACCTGTTTGCTATTGAGGAAAGGGAGCACCAGGAAAGGTATAACAAGGAACTTAACGCAGAGAAACGCCACAGAGACGCTATGAAGCAGCTTCGTGGTGATTCATTAAGCGAAGAAATAGCTGACACCGTTGAGCTTAAAAGAAACCTTGAAGGTGTAACAGAAATTTTCCAGGGCATGGCCAATACTTTCCAGAAAAATGGTTTGAAAGAACTGGCCAATTTTATCCAAAAAGTTTTCAACGAGGGTGACTGGTCCAAGATTACAGATTTCCAGGAGGCGTTGAAGCTTGCCCCTGAATTTGCAACAAGTCTTAAGAACGTTGGTAAAGTGGACTATACGAAACTGATGACCCCTATTGCTTACCTCCTCCAAAGAATAAAGACTTTGTTTGGGGTAACCGTTGAGAACGCCCAAGACCTACAAGACCAGCTTACAATTATTGCTGAAAAGTCTTCAAAAGAAATTGCAAAAAAGGCAGCGGTTGAATATATTAACACTATTGAGGAGACTGCAAACGAAGAGATTAACAAAGCAAACATCAAAATCTTGGAGGCATTACTTGGTGGCGATGAGGAAGCCGGAAAGAGCTTGATACAGGAGAGCTTGAAGCTTGAATTTGAGGAGCTTGTAAAGGAAAAAGAAGCACTTGAAAAAGTCCTCTTTGATTCGCAAAGTACCGGCGACACACAATTCCAGCTGAGTTATGAAACAAGGATTGCGTTGCAGGAAAAATATATCTCTGTTATGGAAGAGATATCTAATAGGGAGAAAGCCTTGCAAGACCTTTCCAAACAGCGTACTATTGAAATGATTAACAACCTGATTGACATGACTGATAACCTGGGGAATGCCCTTGGTACAATTAGGTCAAGTTATGAGTCCTTGATTGACAGCGAAGTAAAGGCCGGAAAGATTGACGATAAAGAGGCAAAGAACAAGAAGAAGAGGTTGATAGCCATGCAAAAGGCAGAAACCGCTTTCAAGATAGCAACAATCGCCGCTGACGCCGCCCTCAGTATCTATTCAATATGGAAAGCCTGGGGTATAGAGCAGGCAGCAAATGCATCAACCGCCGCAGCTGCAGGTCCGATACTAGGTCCACCTATGCTTGCTAGTCTCAACGCAAAGTCACTCATCTCCGCAATTGCAAAGACCACATCCCTCGCAGGAACGGCCGCTGCACAAATAGCCGCTGCAAGGAATGGTGTGATTGCAGCTGAAAATAACTTTAACGATGGTGGCGCGAGCTCATCTGCACCAAGTGTAGCAGCAACCCCGGCTCTTGTTGACAACACGCCTTACAGCTACACCAAGACCGTACAGACCGTAGAGGAGGAACAGCAGTTGAACCAGCCAATCTATGTTACGGTAACCGACATAGAAGAGGGCCTAGGACAGCGGGTGAAAGTGACCGACGAAACGAGCTTCTAAAATGAAGGGACCCTCAAAGGTCCCTTTTTTTTACGATTACAATTAAATAACTATTAAAAACAAAGAATATACTACTATGAAATCATATAAGGGTTTACCGCTTTTTGAGATTGAGTTTGACGATGCAGAAAGCGTGTTCAATAATGTCAGTTTTGTTACAGAGCCTGCAATCCTTGAAGGCTTCATCCAGTTGAGCAAACAGGATGATGCAAGAATACGCCTGAAAGTCAACGAGGAGAACCGTATTGTATCAGGCCCGGCTCTTATCCCTGACGAACCTATTTACAGGAACCAGGGTGGCAGGCAGTTCTACATCAAATGGACCCCTGAGACAATCAAACAGGTGGCCATTAACTTTTTCCAGCACAGCAGACAGAACGAAGGAAATGTGGAACACGCCGTATCGGTTAACGGAATTACCTTCTTTGAGAGCTATATTCTCAACAAGGAAAGGGGCATCGTTCCAAAAGAATTCGCAGACCTACCTGATGGTACCTGGATTTTGTCTGCAAAGGTCAATAATGACGAGGTTTGGGAGATGGTGAAGGACGGAACTCTCACCGGTTTCAGCATAGATATGTCCGGCGTCTCTTTCAAGGAGGAAAAACCACTCTCCACCCTTGAAGACTTTTTTGATTATCTAAATAATAATAAATAACTAACTATCAAGCATTTATGAAGATTACAAACACACTTAAAATCGCTTTGAAAAACCTGCTTTCTATCAAGATGGGTGAAGTAAAGACCGATAAGGCTGTTCTCGTTTGGGACGGTGAGGAAGACCTTAAAGAAGGCGACGAGGTTTATGTAATGGACGAGGAAGGCAACGCAAATCCCGCTGAGGATGGCGACTATGTAACCGAGGACAACAAGACCATCGTAGTTGTTGAAGGTAAGGTTGCTGAAATCAAGGACCCTGAGGCAGAAGTTGCAGAAGAGCCTGTTGAGGAGACCGCACAGGAAGAGGTTGAGCAAGAGGCTAACGAAGACGTTGAGCCCGCTGATGCTCCTGAAACTGACCCGGCCGATGAGGAAACCGAGGAAGACAGGATTGCAGCTCTTGAAGCTCGTCTCGCTGAATTCACCGAAGGTCTTAACGCAATCATCAACAGCATCGCAGCTCTTGAAGGAAGGATTGCAGAGGTTGAGGGCAAGCTCGCATCCGTTGAAGCTCCAGCAGCTGAACCAATTGACGAGAACCCGGACGTCAAGCAGAACGAACACAAGTCTATGCTGAGCTATCTCCGTAAGGACTAATTTAACAAAAAGAAAAAGAATAATATAAAAAATAAAGATTACATTATGGCAAATTCATGTCTTTCTGATTACACACTTAAAGGTATCGGTTACGATTGCAACGCTAACCTCGCTGGTGTAAAGAAGGTTTACCTCACCTACTTTGATGATGTTACCGTCGCTCCCGTTTATTCCGCACATACTATCACAGCTGTAACTCTTTCAACTGGTGTTACCTGGTATGAGTACGACTTCGCTCGCAACACTTCTTCTTTGAACTCTGTTCTCACCAAGGATGAAGCTAACGGAACCCGCTACTACACCAACACCCTTGAACTTGTTTTCAACAAGCTCACCGCTGACAAGCACCTTGAGGTTATGGCTCTCGCAGCTGAAAAGCTCGCTGCTATCGTCGTTGACAACAACGGCAAGAAATGGTTCCTTGGCGCTGACAGCTATGTTTCTGGTGTAAGTACCGAAGCTGGAACTGGTGCAGGTGCAGATGACCGTAACGGTTATACCGTAACTATTGAGGGTACGAGCGCATATCTCCCGTTTGAATACACCGGAGAAATCAACTCAACTCCTGCTCCTACAACTAACTAATTGAATTATAAATAATTAAGAAAAAAGAATAGAAAATTATGGCAACAATTACTAATTTAAGTGCACTTACCGAGTATGTAAATGTCCACAGGGATGAGCTCTACACCAAGGCTACTCTTGGCGCAAAGTCTCTTGACTATATTGACATCCTCCCTAACGTCAAGTACAAAGACCAGATTAACTTCCTTGACAGCGAAGTTGTTCTCCAAGACGGTTCATCTTGTGGCTTCAATCCTAACGGTTCTGATATCTTCTCAGAGCGCTATGTTGAGACCGTAGCCGTTAAGGTTGAGAAATCCTGGTGTTGGAAAGATTTCGAGAAGACCTTTGCTAACTACCAGCTTAACTGGGAAGCAGGTCGTGAGAAGCTTCCATTTGAAGAGAAGATTGCTCAGAACCAGATGGCTGCAATCCAGGAAAAGGTTGAAGACCTCGTATGGCAGGGTGACTCCAGTCTCTCTATCAGCGGTCTCATCGCCGACATCAAGGCTGAATCAGGTGACGTTGTTTCCTTTGAGACTGGTCAGACCGTCAGCGACAAGATTGACGCTATGGTTGCTGCTGCTTCCGTAAAGATGCTCAAGAAAGGTGTTAACCTCTTCATCTCTATGACTGACTTCCGCAACTACATCCAGGAACAGAACGGTGCTTGCTGCAACAACAAGCCAGTCCTTGACGCAGCTTCCGACAGCATTTCTTACTTCGGTGACAGCCGTGTTAAGATTATCCCTGTTATCGGTCTTGAAGGCACCGGCGCTATGGTTCTTGCAACCGCCGACGCTCTCGTTTATGCAACCGATATCGAAGGTTCAGAGAATGTTTACAGGCTCTGGTACGATGAGAAGGACGATATGTTTGATTTCCGTGTCCTCTTCCGCGCTGGTACAGCTGTTCGCTTCCCTGACGAGGCAATCCTGGGCGACTAAGTCCTTGACTAACAAAAAATTAAGAGCAGGTTTTTAGCCTGCTCTTTTTTCTTTTTCCCCCAATAGCTCTCAAATATATTAAAAGAAAACAAAATTAAGTTATGCGTATATATAATATTATCAGCATCCCAAAGGGATTGCAGGAAGTGGAATGCAATTGCCAAGAGGAATATTTTAGCGGTTATACAGCTGGTTATGAAGACGGAAAAAATAAAGGTTTTCAATCCGGTTATACATCTGGCGTTACTGATGGTATAGAAGAGGGAAAGGAAGAGCAGAAAAGCCTTATGGTCTATACCGCTATTACCGAAAATGGAACTTATTCAAGGGAGGACGGTTATAACGAGATTTTCGTAGATGTTCCATCATATAGTGGTGCCAGTTATGAAAGTGGTTATACCGATGGTTATGCTAGCGGTTATACCGATGGTAGTGAAGACGGGTTTGAAAGTGGGTATACAAGCGGTTATACTGACGGAACTGAAGATGGTTTTGGCAGCGGTTTTACAAGTGGATACACCCAGGGTTATTCAAGCGGTTATACCGATGGTCTTAACACATCAGGCCAGAGTTATGAAAGTGGATACACTAGTGGCTATACCGATGGTTATGAAAGTGGTTATACCCAGGGTACTGAGGATGGGTTTGGTAGTGGTTATACAGACGGCTACGGCTCAGGTTATACCGATGGTAGTGAGGACGGATATGGAAGCGGATACACAAGTGGAAAAACCGATGGTGTAGCAGAGCAGAAAGCGAAACTTGTCTCTACTGCAGTAACATCAAATGGCTCATATAGTAGGGAGGACGGCTTTTCAAGCATTTCCGTAAATGTTCCCCAGACTGGTCATACAGACGAGGAAATAGAAGAGGCCTTTTCTAGTGGAAAGACCGCCGGTGTTGATGAACAGAAAGCCAAGCTTGTTGCAACCGCCTTTACCGCCAACGGAACGTTTAGTAGGCCTGATGGTTTTTCAAGCGTATATGTGAATGTCCCCCAGACCGGACAGACCATCAACAACCAGACAAAGAACGTAAACATATCCCAGAATGGTTCAAGCACCGTTACCCACGACAGCAACTATACTGGCTTGGAATATGTTACCATCAACGTAAATGTTCCAACACAAGATTATTGGAATATGGGATTTGCGTCAGGTTACACTATTGGTACCGCTGATGGTGTTGATGAACAGAAGGCAAAACTCACTTCCACGGCTTTCACACAGAATGGAACATACACAAGGGCTGATGGTTGGAGCGCCGTTACTGTAAATGTGAGCGGTTATACACAGCAAGACCTTGATAACGCCTTCCGTAGCGGTTGGACAAACGGCTATAATTCCGGATATACTGATGGACAGGCTGATTGTGGGGGCTACGCAAGCCAATATCTTACAATTAAAGCTTTGAGTGCGGGTACATTATATTGGTACACAAATAGTACATCATTTACAAGAACGATAGAGTGGAGTAACGATGATGGTCAGAATTGGAATAGTGTAACATCAAGTAATGCGAATAGTGGTAGTGTCATCACAACCGTACAACCAGGAGATGAAATACTACTTAAAGGTGATAATGATTGGTACTGTGGCAAGGCTGCTAATCTAACTGGAACAACAAGCTTTAAAACAGATTTTGCTTTTGATGTTTATGGAAATATTAACAGTCTAATAAACAGCACCGCGTTTACAGAAGTTTATGATTTTTCATCTGGTCACACATTTTGTTATCTATTTAGTGACTGTTCCGGTTTAAGGTCTGCTGAACATCTTATTATGCAAACAACTGGTCTGACAGAAGAGTGTTATGATAGTATGTTCTATGGTTGTGCTAGTTTAACCACAGCACCAGAGCTTCCCGCTACTACGTTGGCAAATAGTTGTTATTTATGGATGTTTTCTAACTGTACAAGCCTTACAACAGCACCAGCACTTCCGGCAACAACTTTGGCTCAAAGTTGTTATAGTAGTATGTTTAATGGTTGCACAAGTTTAACCGCTGCACCAGAACTTCCGGCTACAACTCTTGCAAGCACATGTTATTCTGGTATGTTTTTACGGTGCACCAGTTTAGTTACTCCACCAGCACTTCCGGCAACAACTTTGGCTCAAGGTTGTTATCGTAGTATGTTTAATAGTTGTACTAGTCTAACAACAGCCCCAGAACTTCTGGCAACGACTTTAGTAAGTGAATGTTATAGTGGTATGTTTAATGGTTGTACATCGCTTAGTTACATCAAATGTTTGGCAACAAATACATCTTTATATGGTTATACAGATAACTGGGTCGCTAGTGTCGCTTCCTCAGGTACTTTTGTTAAATCAGGAAATGCAACCTGGTCTACTGGCAACAACGGTATTCCTTATAACTGGACCGTGCAAGATGCTCAATAACCAGCTCGTGTTTTAATTTCGCTACCGGACTGGATATGGACCCGCCTGTTTGAAGGTGGGTCCTTTTCATTTCAGTCCCAAATATATTAAAAGACAAATAATAAATCTATAGAAGAAGACGAAGAATGATTACAAAAATCCAAGGTGAGCAGCCGTTCCAGGTCCTCACCAACAATTTCTCAATCAGCCCGTCAAATGAGGGTTATACCTTACAGATTTCTGCAGACGGCAAACAGTACAGCAATCTTTTCAGCGTAGGAGCAGGAGTGACCAGACTTGTAACAGGTGTGGCCGCAAATAGCTATTACAGACTCCTCGGCAACCATAGCCAGGTCAGCGTCAATTGGATGAAGACCTGTGTAACGGAGGGTGGTGCTGCTGGAAACGAACTTATTCCGCAGGAGAGCCTTCCTGAAAACGCAGACCCAGGAACCGTTGTTGCTCTTTCAGATGGCGGTGTTTATCAGTTTGACGGTACCGACTGGAATGAAGTAGGTGCTGGTGATTTTAGTGCCTATTGGACAAGTGCTGAAACCAAGACCTATGTTGACAGCGCTGACACAATCATATATAATTCAGCCACAACTCATATTGAGGACGTTGAAAGAATTATGTCCTCTGCTCTTAACGAGTTCCACACGCAGATAGTTGAGGTTTCAGGTGACGTACAGAGCCTTTCAGCCGTTACAACCGGTATGACTGGCAACCTGAATGCTCTTTCAGCTGCAACAACCGGCATAGCTGCAAATGTTCAAACAGTTTCAGGTGATGTTATCAGTCTCTCTGCCGTTACAACTGGTATAACTGGCAACCTGAATGCTCTTTCTGGTGAAGTTCAATCACTTTCAGCAGCAACAGCAGGAAAGGCTGATGCTGCCAGTATTACCGCAAATACTGGCGGTTTTAAGTTCCCTCTGTGGAATACCCAAGGTGTAATTACCGGTCTTGCATCAAGTAACACATATTATATGGCTGGGTTTGGCGTAAATGGAAAAAACTACAACATCATACAGTATAATTATAATGGCATACCAGGTATTTATGCCCCACTTTCTGCCGGTACTGCTGGTAATATCCTTGTATCTACCGGAAATGGTGCACCAGTATGGTCAGCAGCTACTTTCGCACAACAGAGTGACCTTAATACCGTTTCTGGCGCTGTGGAGACACTTTCAGGCGCTACAACCGGCATAGCAAGTGATGTACAGTCCCTTTCTGCTGATGTTGCAACAATTGACACCGTTGTTTCAGCTGCTATCGTTGAGCTTGATACCAAAAAAGTAGAAAGCACATCCGTTCATACCATTTGGAAGGGCACCCAGGCAGAGTATGACCTTATCCAAACAAAAGACCCGGCAACCTTCTACATAATAATCCAATAAATAACTGATTGAATATGAGACACATAGGAATATTTAGTAACAGCGGTGATGTACAGACCGCAATTGAACAGGAAACCCTGCTTAACCCTTACGTAGCCCTTGTTTCGGGTGTGGTTGACTTTAACAGCGTTAAACCAGCAGGCCCTCCTATGGGAACTTGGAGCGTTGTCGGTGATGTATATATTTTTACTATTACGGAAACAGCTTCAACCTATTGGGCACAACCCGTTAAAATTGCAGAGGTGGTAGGCTATGACAGAGACGCTGGTGAAGCCCCTAACCCAGTAACATGGTCACTTTCTTTAAAGTATGATGGCCTTTGGACAATTGAATATACCTATCCTGCATACAGCGAGCCAGGTACCGCTCATCCGGCTTATGGTGATAAAATGGATAGTTTATGCCTTACATCTAACACTTCAAGCGACGCCATCTCAATACAAACTGGTCTTGTTTCTAGTAATGTTATCTCTTTTGAATCAACAAATTCTGGCGCAGCCCCACTTGTAATGACCACAATAGACCCTACTTATCCTGACTAATGAATGTTGGAATCATAGCAATAGCCAAAAACGAACAACTATATATCAAGGAGTGGGTTGAGCATCATCTTAAACTTGGTTTTGATGAAATCATCCTGGCAGACAACGATGATACCTTCCTGCTCCCTGAGATTATAGACAATCCAAAAGTCACACATAAGGACTATACTGGCGTTCAAAGCTGTCAGCCAAAAGCGTATAAGGAACTCTATCTGGAAAACAAAGACAGGTTTAACTGGTTGCTGTTCATAGACATAGATGAGTTTGTAATGCTGGACGGCTACGACAACATAAAAGATTTCCTGGAACCGTTTGACTGTGATGTTGTGAGAATATCCTGCAAGCACTACGATGACAACGATGAGCTTGATACTGACGGGGATTACAGGGTGGTAGAGAGATTTACCCATCCTTACCTGACAGACCTGGATACCTTTGTAAAAAGTTTTATAAACACAAGGGTGGAACTGGGAGAATTTCACATTTACGGCCATGGAATATACAACAAGGAGCTGGATGCAAGGAATGTTCTGGGTGATAAGTGCGAGAATTATAACCAGCACACACACAGAATAATACATCAAATCTGCTGGTTGAACCACTATCCTACAAAGACGATTGGTGAGTACATCAGGCAGAAATACAACAGAGGAGGCCCAAACGGCAACCCCAAGAGGTACGACAACTGGGAGAACTACTTTTTCAGGACGAACAGGAAGACCCAGGAAAAGATTGACTACGCTATGAAACTTATAAACAATTTATAACTATTTGATTATGACTAATTTAGAAATAACAAGTGCATATGTTGGAAGCGACCAGATAATTAAACTATATCTGGGGGCTGAGACCATATGGTCGTCTTCTACACCTCCTGTACCACCCACTCCTGTTTATTCCGCTATGCCTTTGACCTTTGAAATCATCAGCGGTGGTACAATTGTATGGAGAGCACAGAATACTGCTTATACAAAAACAATCGAATATAGCACGGATAGCGGAGAAACCTGGACAAGCATTACTTCAAATACAGGAGATTCAGCCCCATCTATTTCAGTAAGTGCTGGTGATGTTGTTCAATTTAGAGGCGATAATGCAACTTATTCTTCCGGTAGTACAACAGGTAGTCCTTTAAAAAGTAATTATTTCAGCGGTTCAACAGCAAAGTTTGAAGTTGAAGGTAATATAATGTCACTTATAGACAGTACTGGATATACAACAGCTACGACTCTTGCAAGTAGTTTTACATTCAGTTCCCTATTCCGTAATTGTACCGGTTTAACTTCTGCTGAAAACCTTGTACTTCCTGCTACTACCTTGGCAAATGAATGTTATAATGCTATGTTCTCTGCTTGCACAAGTATGACAACAGCGCCAGAGCTTCCTACTATGACTTTGGCAGATGGTTGTTATCATAATATGTTCAAAGCTTGTTCAGGCTTAACCACACCACCCGAACTTCCTGCTACAGCTTTAACAGACTCTTGCTATAGTGGTATGTTCTCCGGTTGTAGAAGTTTAACCACAGCTCCAGAACTTCCTGCTACTACGTTGGTAAATAAGTGTTATCAGTATATGTTTCAGGATTGTACAAGCCTTACAATAGCCCCAGAACTTCCTGCTACTACTTTGGTAAGTAGTTGTTATTATAATATGTTCGGCGGCTGTACAAATTTAAATTACATCAAGTGTCTTGCAACAGATATTTCAACAACTAGATGTACAGCTGATTGGGTAAGAAATATTAACACACAAGGTACCTTTGTAAAAGATGCTAATATGAGTACCTGGACGACCGGTATAAATGGTATTCCTAAGAACTGGACCGTTCAAGATGCTTAATAAACTGATAATAAGTAATTTATATGAGATATATACAGAGTTTTTCAACAAGTGGAGCCGTACAAGAAGCAATTGAAAACCAGGAGCTCGGTAGACCTTATGTTGCCTATGTTCAGGACGGGCAATATATTGACTGGAATACAAGAAAAAAAAATGATGGGAAAGTTGTAGCATACTATAAAAACGATATAACAATAGGTGTTATACGCACATCATCTGCTGATACTTTCACATCTGCTGAACTGGAAGACGGCACACCAGTTAGTTTAGGAGAAAATCTAGGTAGCTATTTTAGTAAAGCTGGGGAGGTCATTAAGGTTTACTATACACTTAAAGATGAAAATATACTTGGCGACAGCGCGTTTTATTCAAATAAAACAATTAAGGTAGAAATACCTGATAATGTAGTTATGTCTGGTAGTAAATTATTTTATCGCAGTCTGGTTTCAGCTGTAAATATAACAACAGCAACAACAGTTTTACCTGAATATTGTTTTAGAAGCTGTTCCAATTTTAAACAACAAATGGTTATACCAGAAAACATACAAAAAACAGGCGAAGAAAGCCTAGCCTATTCCGGTTTTTTGAGTATTGTTTTTCCTAGTGGTTTAAGGGAAATAGGAAAAAATACTTTATGGCAGAGTGAACAATTAAGGTGGATTGAATTCAAAGGAACTACTCCACCTACACTAGAAACAAACTTTAGTTACCCACTTGGCGATACATCTTTAACTTTTCCTATATATGTACCAGATGAAGCCGTAGCTGCATACAAGGCGGCTCCTACTTGGGCTAATTATGCCAATCGTGTAAAAGGCATTAGCGGTATTCCGGAAGGTTGAACAGTAATAGATGCACAGTCATGATACTTATAACTGGCAGCGAAGGCTTTATAGGAAAACATCTTGCGGCCCGTCTTAGCAATATAACTAGGATTGACCGCAAGATTGGTTATGAGGTCCTTGATTTAACGGAAAAGGACCTTGAAGGTGTTGATTGCGTTATTCATCTGGCAGCACAAACATCTGTATGGAACGCTGATTACCAACAGATTATAGACGACAACATAAAGGCCTTCTCCCACATCTTTTTCTTGTGCAGGAAAATGGGCATCAAGTTCATTTTTACCTCCTCTTCAACAGCCATAAATGCCACCTCCTTATACGGAATAACCAAGGCCTTTGATGAGCAGCTTGCAACCGTTTATAATTACGGCGTTGGTTTGAGATTGCACAACGTATATGGTCCAAACAGCCGGGAGGACACCTTATTGGGAATATGCCTTAAAAACGACACCGTTACACTTTATAACAACGGACAGAATATCAGGCATTTTACCTATATAGAGGACGTTTGTAAGGGAATAGTGATGGCTATGTACAAACCAGACGGAATATACAACATCTGCAACCCCTCCCCTTGTTCAACATATGATTTCTGTAAGGAGGTTCAAAAATATAAACCCATGGACATCAAACTAATACCAGATATAAGGGAACTGGACCGTGAATCACAACGAATAGACCAGGATACTCCAAGTCTGCTGAATAAATATGTACAAGTGGATGAAGGGATACTAAAAATTTTTAAATAGAGAGATGGGACCTGTAAACTTAAAATAGTGTTTAATTCCGTTTTTATCAGTACAAAACCTAGTCTTGCCATGAGCATTATTACTTATTGAGCCTTGTGCTATATTGAGTTCTTTAGCTGCTTCTATTTGTGATTTCCATTCTTTAACCAATATACCTTCAGCATTATATTCGTATATTTTTTTAGAACGTTTTTTGTTACCAGTTCCCCAATTGACGTTCTCTTTTCTTGTAAGAAGGTTTAGATTGTCTATTCTATTATCCCATCGTATCTCATTTATATGATTTACTTCCATTCCCTTAGGTATTGGGCCATTAAATGCTTCCCACACCAGGAGATGTACTAAATGATGCTTTTTAAAAATGTGCACATCTAGATACTCGTCTTTTCTTTTTCTTAATATTCTAATTCGCGGTTTTTTTCTCTTTCCACAATTATAATAAAGAGACCTTATATTTCCCAAATTGCTTGCTTCGTACCACCCATTTAATGAGGGAATTGCTTTCCATATTTCAACCATTTATTGTGTGAGGTTATCCCCCCTCCATTTTTAAAAATACAAAAAAATTCTATTAAAAGGAAAAGAAAAATGTACAAAATGGAAGAAAAACATCGCACATATGATTTAATCTTACAGGATAACGGTTCAAAACAATTCTTCGTTTTTAGTGGTTTAACTGATTTAAGCGAAAATCACCTATACTACGAGTTCAACATAGATTTAAGCTCGTTGAATTCGGCTGAGTACACCTATGCAGTCTATTTAAACATCAGGGACGACGTTGAAATTGAGTACAAACACCCTCTCCTGTCGTCAATTCTGCACACAGAGGACGGTGATGTTGTTTTGAGGGACCTTCAACCGGTAACTGGTCTTTTAAGGGTGGGAAAACCAAGCCAAATAAACGAATACGACGGCGGCAACGAGACAAATACCGTCTTTTATTACGATAACTAACTAAAAATCATATACTTATGGAAGAAAAGAACAGAATACAGCTTTCGGTGCTGGAAGTTGAGAAAAAATATACGATTGACCCGGAAGAGACCACATATGGCAGCAAAAGTATGGTCACTTGGGGCCTTGACAACCAGCTCCCAACCCTTTATCGCAACTGCTACCAGAAATCAGCCACTTTAAAGGCCATTATTGACGGCATCATCAACTATACCCTTGGTGATGAGATAGTTGTCAAGGATGAGGCAGCTTACTGGGGGGAAAAAGTCAATAGGAACGGGCTTACGGTACGTCAGCTCTTCTCCAAGCTTGATTTCAGTCTAAATGTGTATGGAGGTTTCGCAATCCAGGTCGTCTACAACAAGCTCGGCCAGGTCGTTGAAATGTTTCCGCTTGAATATGGCAGAGTGAGGACCAACGAGGACGGCACCAAGGTATATTACGCAAAGAAATGGACCAAATACCAGACCAAGAGCCAGGAGTTTGACGCTTTTGACCCGAAACACATCAACAAGGAGAACCCAACACAGATATTCATTTACAGAAACGACACAACATCAAGCGTTTATCCACTTCCTCCTTATGCCGGTGCAATTTACGATATCCTTACCGAGATTGAGTGCAGCAAGTACAGCCTCAACACCGTGGCAAGAGGTTTCAGCGCAAAACACATCATCAACTTTCCGGAAGCCAACAATCTTACCGACGAGCAGAAGGAAGGCATCCAGGAAGCAATCAAGACCAAGTTCTGTGGCAGCGAAAATGATGTAAACTTTATGCTTTACTGGAAAAACGACGAGACTGACAAGGGAATAGAGGTCATCAAGATTGAAAGCGACGAGACCCCTGAAAGATATATAGCAATAAAGGACAACGCAAGGACCAATATCTTCGTATCTATGAAGGCAACCCCGGTCCTCTTCGGCCTTCCAAACGCCTCCAACGGATTTAGCACAAACGAGTACCGTGACAGCTACAAACTATTCCAGAAGAGCGTCATAGCACCACAGCAGGACGTTCTTCTTGAAGCTTTCAGCAAGATTACTGGAATAAAGGATGGAATAGAGATTGTCCCGTTCAACATCACCTTTGAAGAATAAACTATAAATCAAATACTTACGATGAACGCAGAAGTAAAAAACGTTATGCTCATATCACCAAACAAGGTGAAGAACTACGGACAAATAAATCTTAATGTTGACGATGCTAAGATTGGTGCAGCCATACGCATCAGTCAGGACGTCCATTTAAGGGATGTCATCGGCCAGGACCTCATAGAGCATATCCAGCTGCTTGTCTACAATAAAATTAAGGGGCTCCCAGACAATATTGACGACCCGGAGAACGAACAATACAAGGACCTCCTGGATGAATATATTACTCCAACCCTTGTTTACCGTACAGCCGTTGAGCTCTGCACCGTCCTTACCTTGAAGATAAGGAATATGGGCGTGGTCAAAAACAACGACACGAATGTCCAGGCAACAAGTGCCGCTGATGTCAAGTACATGAGCGAATATTACGACGCATACTACAACGATTCACTCAACAGAATGATGGATTTCCTTTGTGAAAACAAGGCCGCTTTTATTGAACTCCCTGACGGTTTCTGTACCTGCAGCAGGAAGCCTCGTTATGGCCGTACCGGTTTATACCTGGGGAAATAAGATATTAAAAGAAAAAAGATTATGGCTGAGATTATAAAGGATTTCTGGGCTGGAATGCCGATAGGTATGTACATCATACTTATCCTTGTGTTTCTCCTGCTCGTTGCCAGTTGGGCCGTACCACCGTTAGGGGCCATTTCAAGCTCCTCCTTACAAGGGGGCGCCCTCATATTGGGTGCAGCCTGGCTATTCTATGTAACCTCCCATATACCAACAATCTTGGCCTCTGGCGCCAAGATACGTGCATCATATGGCAACGCAGAGATTGAAATAGGCCGGAACAAGAAACAGAATGAAATACAATCACCCGAGGAGCAACCTGAAAAAGAGAAAGAAGAAAATGGAACTGACGCTTTATAGGAAATACCGCAAGGACACCTACACGATTGGAAAACTTTATGTAAACGGCAAGTACTTTTGTGATACGGTGGAAGACAAGGATAGAGACCTTTATCAAGCTATGGGCCTTGAAGATATACAACGCATCAAGGTCTATGGTGAGACGGCCATACCTTACGGTCGTTATCGCATATCCATGAAGCGTAAAAGCCCGAAATACAGCCAGAAGAAACAATACGAAGAATGTGAAGGATATATCCCTTACTTGCGAGACGTACCCGGCTTTTCTGGCGTGCTTATCCATATAGGGAACTGGCCTACCGATAGCTGTGGTTGCATCCTTCCGGGAGAAAACAAGGTAAAGGGCGGCGTTGCCAATAGTACAAAGTGGTTCTGGAAACTATATGACCTCCTCAAAGCCGCAGATGAAAACGGTGAAGAAATCTGGATTACAATACAACGTTAATAAATGAAAAATCCCAGGGAAAACACCTGGGATTTCTAGTATGAAAAACAGATATATAGAGAAGGGCTATAAAAGCCCGTAGAGAGAGTTTTAGCATCTCGGTGGATACATTTATCATCTTCGTGGAGAAAGTGTCCCAGAAGCCCGGAAAAGTGGCAAGAATGGGCAATTACGTTAGTATAGTTTGTAGCGCTTTAAAACTTTCTTAATTTGAGCCATTTTTTCCTTGAACGGGAGGTCCTTTTCAACCTTTATATAAACCTCAATCCTGGTCGTCTGTTTTAAACAGGTTCCGGACTTATTTTCCTCGTCGTTCCAGCTCATAAAGTAACCGTCCTTTCTCATCTGGTCCTTCAATTCCCAGAGCCTTTCCTCGTCCCTCCAGCCAAGCCTCTTTTCAGCGTAAATGACCTGGGGGCAGAACCAGTAAGACCGGAACTCCCATCCGTCCTCTTTCTTGGTCTTTGTCGTTGTCCTTGGCATTTTTAATATTCTCCACAGTCTATCACTTTATCATCATCTTCAAACAGTTCATCCAGCTGTTTAATTAAGTCCCGTGCCTTCTCTTCACGGGACATAGTGTCCATCATTTCATCAACGTCAGTCATCTCGTAGTGTTGTTCGCAATAGGTGAGGCCATCGTTGTAGCCCCTGTCGTACTCATTCTCGTAAGTCTTAAATCCTCTACGAAGACCGATTCCGTAACCCATAATAGCTGTAAAAAGAGCCAGAATAATAATCCAAATAGTGTTTG